CGTACCTGAGTCATCGCGGTATCTAACAATTATGTCGTCATCAAAAGTTATGTGATGCCTAAAAACACCACCAGATTTTCTAAATTCAAAACGAGTATCATTTGTAGAAGAACCACTTATGTTGTTAAGCCAAAAAGCCACGGTAAAGTCATCGGTACCAAGCCCACCGTAAGTTGTGTCTCTAGCGTAAACCACTGTGCTTCCTGTTGAAGCAAAAGCCAAACCGAGGGATCCCGTGTAAATAAGGTGATCAATTGTTGATGGATCAGAATCTGCAGATAGATCGTCATTTGGATCTGCTATAACAGCCTTAAAAGAATCAGAACCTATGCTAACATTCAACGTTGCTTCATCTTGAAAACTAGTTTTTGTTTTTATATCAAAAGATAAAGAAGCGTTGTTTGAGAAATCTGTTGTTCTTTCTTTTCTTTCTTTCTGCCAAAGACAATTATTGTTATCTCCACCCTCTATTGGCGCATGACCGAATTGCCATTGATATTTTAATTCTCCAACACCTTTAACTCTGCCTTCTGTGGCTGTGTGTATCGATGTCAAAGGGAATTTGTTTTGATATTTGTTTCTCTCGAATAGATGAGACTCCACGACATCCGAAATCCCTTTGGAAAATCTTACGCTCACTGGGAATAATTGAGAGACCATGAAGGAGACCGACGAATCAATCCACTTAAAATACTCTGTAAATCTATCAAAATCGGGATCTGACTCAACATCTTCGAAGAATAATCTTCTAACTAGATCAAGTTTTTTATAGTTAACTCTGTATCTATCAACAACTTCGCCCATCAAATTTGACATTTCTTGTGCTGTTGAGAGGTTTCTCATCATTTCTTCTGAGATTACTTGATACATGCTCTTCTCTAGAGCATAAAAATTATCCGATACATCTTCGTCTTCAATGAAGTATTTTTGTGTTTCGCTCTCGATTGTTACTCGATCGGAAGAATACGAGATTTCTGGTAGTTCTTTCTTCGAAGAGTAAACAATTTCTTCGTTAATAACGTTTGCGGTAGAGACAGGGAAACCAAAACCTTTTGCCCGGTGCTCTCTTCGTATAATATTATCCATCCAGCCGTATCTACTGTCTGTTGATCCGCTTGAAGCATCGACGACCACGAATTCACCGGACGCATCTGAGGTTGTTATCGTCTCAAAATCCCAATCTGCTGTTAGTAGTTCGTACGATGGAACTTCAACTTGAGATAGGTCTTTACCAAAGATTGTAGAAGGGCGAGATGTTTTTGCATTACCTTTTCCACCAATGTCTAAGTTGTGTAGTTTTATGGTGTCGCTTGGAAGGTAATCATACCATAGATCAAATCGACCCACCTTGATGTCTGTTTGCTCTAGAACACTTCCCGTGAAGTTGGTCCTATGTGCACCAGCATAAAATCTTTTTGAGTTTGACAAATAGGACGATCCATTTGCATAATTTAAACTCTGCGTCAAAGTAAATTCATTCTTAACTGTATCGAAAGCGTGATTTACTCCATAGAACTCTAACTGATATGTTCTGTTGGAAGCCGTTACCACGTTACCAGCAATTGGATAATCAACTGGTTTCACGCTAACTGCTAAATTCCACAACTCATTAGAATAAATTTCTTTATAAAATGGGGTTTCTAAACTAAAAGTCCCAGCGTAATCTCTTAAAACAAACTTGGCAGTTGAGGATTCCAATTCGTCTCTAACCAAATAAACCTGAAAGTTTGCTGTGTCTGGGGAGGCCCAAGTATAATCTGCACTGGTTTCAACTGCTTGGTGCATACCATAAACAGATGCAGATACAAATCGAGTATGAAAGAAGCCAGGGTTTAAGAAGTCTATCTTCTTTGGTACCATAATTGCAACTTCACTCGTAAATGCATTATACTGCTCTAGTTTCTCGGCGCCAGAGCCAGAAACATAAGTTAAAGTGTTGTTTGTGGAAGATGTTTGGAACAAGGTAGCGTCTAGGTGAGTTTCCTTATTGAAGTCAACAAACTTCTTGTTCTCTGCTGTGTGTTTGAAAGCATCAGAAAAATAGTGCATACCTTCATCTGTGTAGATATTTAATTTTACGATCTCGTCATCAACACCGAAACACCTAAGCATATTTCTTATCGAACCTTCTGTTCCCTTTTGCTTGTAAATGTCTTCTAGATTATTGTAGATATTTGTGTAAATTTGGTTTTTAATGTCTGTAATCTTTTCTTCGTATTGAACTTTGTTCAAGTCTCTGTCACCGAAAGCCTCTAATACGCTAGCATCGGCAAAAAGATTAGGAACTACCAGGCCCTTTTCTTCTAAAAGGCGATCTGCGAAAGGAAGTGGCTTGTAACTAGAACTTGGATAAACTTTGTTTTTTAATGTCGGTAATGCCGTAATTTGAGCATGTAGGGTATCAAAGTAACTTGCTATTATCTGGAACAAATATTTAGTTGCTTTGCCTGTGACTTGGTCTTCTTCTCTGATCCACTGTGGGATCTTGGTGTAAAGTAAAGCCGGATTTTCAACATCATGTTTTTTACCTGCGGCTGCTAGTTCTGTTTTTAAAGCAGATACTTCGGAATGTGCACTATAGATGATTGGATCTTTGGGCTCTTTTGTCAACAAACCTGATTCTACAAATGCGGAAGTTGTTGATCTTGCTCCATCAGCATAACCAGTCCATGAGCCATTCACAAGGCGCCCAGAATAATCCAGCACAACTGAATCTGTTGCAGTGTTTCCCACTATACCTTCATTAAATTTGTAATAAACCCCGAGAAGAGTATTTGCATCATCCGTGTTTGCTCCACCGCCGACGTGACGATACCAATTATTATAGATTTCTTCCGAGGTTCTGCGTGTTTTCCAGTAACGAAAATCATCTAAACTTGCACTTAGTGTACCAGCAGCAACAAGATTAACGCCGTGAAAAACATTTCCAGACGGTGCAGTTTGCAAAGCACCAATGTAACCATTTATAAGTCCACTGATTTCGTTAATACCGGTAGATCCTAGAGACTTGCTCTCGTTTAGGTCTCCATCAACATAAAGTCTTGACGTGACTCCTGTTGAAGCCGATGCAAATGATAAGGCATAGTGATGCCAATTTGCTAGCGATGATGTTGTGACCGTTGCTGTTCCTATTGCTTGCTCATAAAATCCAGTTGTTCCTGATTGCATTGTCACAATAAAAGTATCTTGTCCCGAAGTTGCTGGGCCGGCGCCTGAAAGTGCCAATGTAAATCGTCCATAATTCGCAGAAGAAGACAATTCTCCGTTCCACAAGTCCAAAATAACTTCTTTTTCTGTCGTAGAGTTATCGAATGCTTCTTTTTTAAGCCAAAACTCTGTTGTCAATCCTAATGGCATGTTCATTCTTAGGCTGCTGACTCTTTGTTTGGCTGCGTCGTAAACAACAGATTTATCAAATGTCTGTTGTAACGGTTTTGTTGCCATGTTGTCTGCTACATGAAGACCACCGCGCATGTAAATGTATTCCGGGGTAGGATTGGTACCAAAACCTTGTGTCTTTGATCCACCGGCGGCAGGTCCAGAAATTCTAATGTGACCGTTTGTCTTAGGGTATCGTTGATCAAAAATGTACTTATCTAAATAAGATGAGGATAATTCGAATTGTAATTTTTCGTTCTCTGATCCATCGTATGGATAATTATCGTAAATACGCTCAATTGAGTTATTGTAATACTCTTCTGCTGAGCCAAACTTTGCGAAGTTTGATGCACTTGAAAAATCAATAAACGGATAGAATGTTTCATTTCGGGTATTTGTTGTCAGAGTAAGATCTTTAGATTCTATCTGCTTGCTTCCGGAATTTGCACTCTCAAATGTTTTTGTTTTGTTGTTAAATAAACTTTTAATACTCATCTTGCTCTACTCTGATTTTGAATGTATATGGTTGCTCTCTATAGGAAGAAAGTGAATCTTCATAGAAAGAAAGTTTCATTTCGTATGTATAACCTTCTTCCAGTAAATCCATATCTAAATCAAAGTAATTTCCATCAGAATCATAAGAGAGCATTGTTTCTGCTGTTGAGCCAGTTCCGTAAGGAATCACAATTTTTTTATCTGATGCTCTTGTAACTTGATAAGACGCACTTTCTATCAATAAGTTTTCTGGTGTTGCCTTTGCTGTCGTATAAACATTGGGAGACCAGTTTTTTTCTCTCACAAAGAATCTAAATCTCTCGGTTTGCCCTCTATTATATTTTGGCTTGAGATTTTTAACACTTACGACATATTTTGAATTCGGGTTATAATTTGAAAAAGAATGTTCTTTTGGCGTTATTACTGATCCTGTATGTAGTTGGCTTCCGCTCATGGTCCAAACATCAACCAAATAAGGATATGTTGCCGTTACTGCACTTGCTGTTACAGAAAAAGTTGCCTTGTAAACACCTTTTGATTCTCGTGAAGCACTTAGGAAATTTACCGCAGTATTAGAAGAATTACGAAAATAACGCGCTGTACCTTCGGGTACAGACCCAGAGGAGTAATAAAGATTTAAAACCGGTCTAGCGTTGGAATCTCCTGCAATGTCGCGTAGATTTCCACGAATGTAGTTGTACATGTAGAGTGTATTTAGATTCTCAACTGCTGGTGCCAAAGAAGAACTGAGATAGAAGTTTGCTCTATTGTCTTTCCTGGTTGAATCCCAGCGAGCCTCCAGCACAGGACGACTAAAGTAAAACTCTGACGATCTTGCGAAAAACTTCTTTGTGTAGTAAGAAAATACCGCGCCTTCTGGATTTGAAGAGGATGAGGCTTCGTATGATGCTGAAAGATGTACGCCGAAGCCATAATTATCTTTTGTACCAGCAATCCACTCGTCAACCAAAGTTGTTACATTTACTTCCAGATCTTCATCGCCCTTGTCAAAAGAAGCAACATAAATTGGAGAAGCATGATAATCACCACCTGCTGTTGTCCAACTGGTTGGTCCTGCTCTGCGGACCCAATTGGATCCAATCTTGTCAAAAGTTAAGTCACTATAATTTTCCATGTCAAGACCATTGCCCTCTTCCCATGAAGAAGAGACAGCCAATACGTCAAGTTTATAGTTCTTTGGAAGAGTGTGTGGGTGTCTAGCGTTAAACATCTTGAGATAATAAGTTACACCAGAAGCCGGTATCAATCCAGCATCTTTATCTACTTTAATCTCTTCAATCACAGGGAACTGGAGTATGATTCTTGCCAACTCGGTTGAGGTTGAAGATTCTTGTGCATAGATTGAAAATGTCTCTAGAATGTCAGCCTGTCCCATGTTTGAACCAGTGCCTCGAATTGTTAAATTCTCTTGAAATGCATTTGAAATTGTGTTATCAGCATTAGCGAAGTATCTTTTAATGGCCATTATTTTGCTATTCCTTTAATATCGTTATCTGGGAACTTAAGTTCCATAATTGAATTGTTCGGTGTTTCATAGAATGTTGCATCTCTAGAGAGTATTTTATCCATTTCTATTGAGATGCTGGAATATGAGCCGCCGGATTTGTTTCTTACATTAACTTTCCTTACATCCAATACTCCATCAACCCGATTTAGTATCGAATATACTCTCGTTATGTATAAAGGCTCTCCGATGTAAAATTTGTCTGCAAACAATTCTTTTGTTTTTTGTATACATTCTGACAGTACAGCGTCTTGTGAGAACTTTTTATCTACCATGACAGTAAACTCTAATTCAAAGTTTATAATTTTTGGATCATAAATTTCTATTTGGTCGTTCAAAGATCTGTATTGGTTGAGCCAATTTTTAATGTTGTTTTTTGTCACCGCATTTGTTTCCGTAAGATTTCCATTGTTATCTTGAGAAATCAAGTACAAAGAGATTTTCCTATTACTTGACGATGGGTCATTTATGATGTTTGCTCTTGTAACGGCGCCGAATTTTGGTGGCATGTTGTAGATTAAAGATTCATAATCCTGTTTGGTCACTGCTCTTCCTTGGGCAGCGTATCTAGATTTTGCTCTTTGCTTCAACTCTTCTACCGAGATGTCAACATCTATGGAAGTTATCGGATCTTCGTTGTTAACCTCTAAAGAATTCTCAACAAAATTTCTTTGTGAGTTTGTGAGAACCGATAGGTCTTTAAAAATGAAAGATTTGTTATTCACTTGATTTATTGAGTTTGCCGGCACATTTGTAGTCTCCGGAGAGTTGGATCTATAAATAATAGATAACTCTGTATTATAGGGTGAGATTCCCAACTTGTTTGTTGAAATAAGTTTTGATGGGTCGAAAGATTTTTGAGTGATATAATTTTTGCCTTGCATTTTTAAAGCAACGCGGGAAGGATCTGTTATGCCGCCATCCTCAATACTCTCAGAACCAAAGCCAAACTGC